ATTGTCTATTGCAGATGCCCAATCAAAAGCCTCCACCTCCCTTAGTTCAGAAAGCAATCTTTCATATTCAAAACCAGAGCTTAGCATTATTGTACAGGGGAATATCCCAGTATTTAGCCATTGTATTGTTTTCATATCTTAGGAAAGCATATAATGTCAAATTGATCCCCGCCCAAGCCCTGTTCCTCGTAAATGTTACGATAGTTATAGCCAAGATCAGAAACGGTCTGCAATAGGTCATTCTTGGTGTGTCCATTGACTTTTAAGGTATGTTCGTTCACCTCTATGAACATCACTGGTTTAAATTTGGATATATTGTCCTTTGCGCCATACAATACGTCTATTTCGAATCCCTCCACGTCAATCTTGAAGAAATCAAACCTATGCGGGCCAAAACATTTGTCAAGAGGACATATAGCTATGCCATCATCCGAATCGACAACGGATGCCATGCCGAAATTTTCACTCTTAACCACCACCTTTCCCTTTGATATGCTTTTCCCAACAGCAAAAGGCATACAGTGCACCCTTTCGTAGGCAGTTAAATTGAACTTAAGGCAATCATATGCATCTTTGTTTGGTTCGAATGCCAATACATAACCTGTTGGCCCCACTTTTTGGGCATAAGCTATGGTATGGTCACCTATATAGGCCCCCGCATCGACAACAAAGCCGCCAATAGGGATAAAAGGCAAAATAAGCGGCAATACATTTTGGTCATGGTCAAGCCTCCCTGACTCCTCCGCCCATTTGCCTATGTGCGTATCCCCGTCAATTACCGCGAACCCGTGTTCCGTTATCCTCATTTCAATATTTCTTTTATTTTGTCCAAAATTTGCGTCTTGTTATCATTGTGAAAATCATGGCTCCAAAATTGCCATACTTTGGCACTTGGCAGCTCCTTTGAAGTGTCCTGAAAGTAATACTCATTGGCGTAGTATCTCTCACAAAACGCCCCCATTACATTGAACTCAGAGAATGCATTGTGAGGCTGCTCCAGTATGTATGTTTCTAGTCTTTTTGTGTGCTGGATCTGGATGAAGTTCTTCAGTTGTGATATGTGCTTAGTATGGTACATCAATGGATGCCTTCTCATGTACTCCCATTCGGGGGCCCATCCCAATGCCTTTTTGGTGATAGCCTGCCAAGGGACTGAATCGCCAAGCTCAGAATATAGCGTTTTGAGAATCAATGGCTTGTTTTCCTTCATGAAGGATTTGGGTGTCACCTTTTCGGTCACAATGCAGTCAGAATCAAGGAATAGGATGTAATCCGAGTCATGGCAGAACTCGTGGGCCATTAGCTTTGTCGCCTGTTGCCCAAGATAATCGTTTGCATAGTGCTGTACGGTGTGAACGTCGTATTTTGGGTCATACCCGAGCAAATGCCTATCCTTTGCCGGGATCGTGATCACGATGTTCCTGAACCCTGAGCAGAATTTCTCTATCGATTTAAGGCAATAACCAAGGGCCTCGATGTCGTTCTTGTAAGTCCTTATGAATATGTCTACCTTCATTTTTTAGCGTCGTAAATTGTCTTTGAAACTGGCAATATGGAGTGCCTACACCTGTAACCGCCCCGGTATGTGTAAATGGTCACGGAATTGGTGCCCTTTACCATGCCCTTCCATGGGTGGTTTGGCCATGACTCAACCTCTTCTTTTGTATAGAAATGACCATGCCTTTCTTGGCAGAACTCCCTTGTGTCGCTTATTGCCGTTCCCCTGTAAAGATAGTGTTCAAGTCCAAGGTCATCTGACACTGCCTTCAGGTAATTTGCCTGAAACTGCCTGATCGAGTCATCGGCCACCTGTCCGGCATAGGATTTCAACCTAGGGGATATATTGTCATCACCCACTATGAAAGATTTGAGGCTTTTTGACAATCTTGCATAGTCGCCATTGCCCACCACAACGTCCCTCAGTATTTTCTTGATCGGTTCGATGTAATTGGAGTCAATCCCTGCACCTATCAATGATTCCACCGTTGTGTCAACATTGGCCTTCCTTATCTGTGCAAAAAGATCCGAGGAAGGTTCATAGCTTGAAATTATGGTGGAATAATAGGTGTTTATGGCCTTTTGGGATTCCTTGAAATGACCTATGTAGGTACTGACCTCCTTATTGTACCCTGTTTCCATCAACAGTCCCTTTAACTGGGCGTTGATCTTTACCAGCTTTTTTAGGTTTTCGGCCATATCGGATGATTTTGCCTTGTTCTTTCCTATCCTTAGCTTCAACTGTGTTGCCGAATTGAGTACCTTTTCGTAAAATCCCTGTGATATAGCCTCCATTGCCGCGATGAATCCGTCAACATCGCTGTTAGTGGCATCGTCAAGCTCATTTATTATCTTTTCCCAGTCTTCCATCAAGCTACATTCGTGCTAGGTTCCGGCGTAAGCTCCAATAGATCGCCTTTCGTTTCGTCCATAACCTCTTTTGCGTAGGACTCCATGACCTCCCTCTTTTGCTGAAGCGTGAGGTCGTTGAAATTGTCGTTCTCGGCAAACGCCCTTATAAGGAAGCTTGGTAACTGGGAGGATATGATATACTGTTCCTCCGTACACCCTTTGTTTGACAAAGTGGTCATCTTTTCGTCTACCGACTGGTGGGCCAACGGGTCAAGCTCCATGCTGTTCAATATCTGCATGTAAGGTGCGCTGTCCTTCCCGAATTCCTTTGCGGCATATTCAAGGTACATCTGATCCAATACATTTCCGGGCACGCCGCTATCCTTTGCGTATTTTGTGGCCTCCAAAAGGAACGCCGCTATTATCACGTCGTATTTTACGGGTATCTTGATACTGGGCATCATTGATCGTATGTCAGAATCTGACTTACCTTTTCCATACCTCTGTTTCAGGATTATGTAAATGACAGGTAGTAGGTCATTTTTCACTATGTGCGATGCGACCATGAATATTAGCGCGTTAAGCTCGCTCCTGTCCATGATCTTTGCAACGCCAGAGTTTACAGCAGGCTCGTACATGAGAAATTCCATACTAAGAGCGGAAAGACCCTGCTGAATACAGGACTTCCATTCCTTGTTAAGGTAATCTATCGTCTCGATGGGTCTTTCTATGTACCCGGCTGGCGGTATTGGCATGGCTATGCCTGTGGACGGCCCAGTTTTGGAGTCGGGCCTGACCACTTTTACACCGAACGGGCTTTTGACCATTACCTTTCCAGCACCATGGCATGTACCGCATGCGGAATGTTCCTTTGTACCTGAAATGGAGCTGCTTATGGTACCAGACCCCTTGCATACCTTACAGTCCTGATCGGCTATCTCCCATCTGTCCGGGTGAAGATGCAGTGCCATGTTCACCTGATGGTCAGAATACCTCCTTATGGCCTCGTTCCAGTGTGGTACGCAGCTCTGTATGAAGGATTCGTACAATTTTTCACCATATCTGTACTCCTTGATCTTGCCACCTATCTTTACGCATGGCATGAGGTTTGAATTGTGCTGCCATTCGTAATAGATCACAAAAGCATCAGAATCCCCATTTTTTACCTTAACCCATTTCTCTACATTGTTTCGGTCGAAAAATATCATGACCACCTTGTCGGATGAAAGCTTAAGCCCCTCCAACAAATAAGAGTCATTGTCCGGTATGTCGTTTATCTTGACAACGCACAATTGCCCGTTCTTGAACTCGACCACCTGTTCACTGTCGAAAAGGTGCACGGTAGGCTCCACATATTCGTTGTCACTGGTTGGCATCGTTTCCGGGAAAACTGCCATTACCGAGTTTGCGTCATCAAGCAGATTGTTCAGCGCGACCGAGAAGTACCAGTTCTCTATCGATTGGAAATCTGGGTAATTCTCCTGAAGATATTCTTTTGGGCTTTCACCATCAGGGAACTTGGTATTTTCAGGGTATTTAACCCCCCAATCGTCGGCTATCCTTATCTTGCTGAAAAGATTGAACACCTTGTCATAGTAGGTTTTTGTAATTGGTTCAAAAACCTGCTTTCTGTAATCCTTGTAAAGCGATTGTTCATTTGGTCTTGCCTCGTCAATCAACTTGGTTGGATAGGTGCCGTCGGCATGTGGACAAAGCCTTTCCTCCAGTTCCACGCTCTCTTGGTAAAACCTGTGTGTCGGGTGGTTCTTGCCCGTGTACAGCACTATAATCGATTCGTCTATCATCTAGCAAGCTTGGTTCGTGAAACCTTTTCCCTGTTCTGTAAATGTTGCCTTGGCAGGAGCCAGCATGAGGATATCCCCCGGTGAGTCGTCCCAATTTATCTCGTAATCAGAATTCCTGAAATACCTTTTACCGTCTATGTAAAAATACTTGTGCTTCGTGGCTATAGACATTGCAAGGTGTGTGCCCGCATCAAAATAGCCAGTCTCCACGTCAAGTATCCTGTCAATCACCAAATTGTTGTTGACCATCACGCCCGCATTGTTCCTGTACGTAGACCCGCTTTCCTGTTGCCTTTGTTTCCAAAGTTTCATGTCAAGCCTTAACTGCTGGTTGAATGAAGGGTTACTGGGATAGTCGATACCGAAAACCATGGAGTCGTCACCAAAGGAAATTATCTTTGTGTCTCCATAGTCCGTGTTGACTACCTTTATCTTATTCGATATGGCCAGTACTTTCATAGTTTTATTATCAATTGTCCGTCAACGATAAGCGGGGGCCTCTGGTCGTCCATAGTGCTTGTCAGATCCACGTTGCCCAATATGGTAAGCCCAGTGTCGGAAGTTGATACCTGCTTTGCCTGTTTGAATGCACCGGCAGATGTTGAAAGCTCAACATCATATCCCCCTATGCTGCCTCCAGACTCACCTCCGAGCATTACACCAGTCGGCAAGTTTTCTTTTCCTATATTGCCAACCGCATCGGCCCCTAGTCAAATGAAACCCCAAAACGACCCCTTGCGTCGGGTAGCGATATCTTTTTGTTTGCGTTGTAATCAGACAGCGCATCTGCACCCCTTCCTGTTGTCACTGGGCATACAGCATTTGTGAAGTGACTCCAAAGGAATAGGAAAAGTGCCTTGTAGGTATCTCCCGTATAATCGGCAGTACTGGCACCATTGCCCAGCGTCTTTCCGTCAACGGCTATCCATTTGTTCGAGAAAGGGGCCTCTGATAGATCTGAAACAAAGGTTTTCCAAGGCTGCCCAGTCGGCATAAGGTCGAGGATATTCTTGAAAGCAAAATCCCCGTCATCCGAGGAGTTCTTGCACAATACCTGACCATTAGACCCTCCGACAATCTTGGATATAAGGCCATTGAACTTGTCCCTCAGTTGCGCGAAATTATTGGGGTTTAACCACTCGGATATGTAAACGGCCATGTCTAGCTACAGTTATAGATTTGATAATATTCGATATTGCTTATCTTGAAGCTTACTCCGCTTGGTGCGAATACCTCAAAGACATTTGGGTCGTCCGCAGATTGCCCATTTGGTACTGTTATATCATAATCACCATTGGAATTAAATGAGGACAGGGTGTATGAGGTTGAAAGTACAGCACCATCATTTGCCGTTGTTGTAAAATCAGTTATCGTGAACTTAAGATGATACCCTCCATTTGAAAAAGAAGGCAATATGGCCTGAGAAAGTGAGGCTTGTGATCCCACTGGTGCGCTCACCTGTGCATATCCGTCCCCAAAAGTTATTGATGCGGAACCTGTTACCGCAACAGTCCAGTACTCGTCACCAAGGGATAAATCCCCATTGTGTACCTCGTTTACAAGATCCGTCTGCACATCCACAATAGGCACGAAATCGCACAATGTACAACCAGCGTCAACTATCTGGCCCAATGTAATACCCAAGTCTATCACCTGTTGCAGTGTCTTTCCTTTGAAATCACCGCAATTTATCTCCAATAGATATGCATTTGCCTGCCCTTGACTACAATCGCTATCCCTCGCATATGCAGTATACTCCCCACCACAAATACCCGAGAAAGTGTCGCTTGGCTGCCAATTGACAAGATCCAATGAGTACTCATATGGTGGTGTTCCAAGGTTTACCACTACCTGTATGATGCCGTCGCAGGCTATCAATGAGCTTGGCGGGGTGACAATCACACCTATAAAATCAATGACATCTATCCTGTAGATCACGAACTCGTACTCACAATCGAGTATACATGGGATGTTTGCTTCACAGAACAATTGCGTACCTGCCTGTACAATGGTGCCAATATCCTCGGACACCAGCACGCCATCCTTTGAGATCCCTATGCGAAGATTTGATACGTCGTCACCGTCATAATCAACTTCCGATGTGTCCATGACCCATTTTATGGAGTCATTGTGCCTCACTGGCAATGGGTAATTGTCGGTATTACTTTCAGGATCGAACCTGTCGCACACAACATTGTCCATGTTCCTGTCGTCACCACATATCTCTATGGGCATCGTCTGCTCTCTTGCACAATATGCGACAGGTAGCCACACAAGGAACCTACCTTCATCCAATGGTTCCTGCCGCATCGGTTGGCAAGTGTATATGGATATCGTAATGCACACGCCAAGACCAGATCCGTTGTAAATATATTGTACTGGTGTGTATGAATTGTACCTTACATAGACAAGATTATCACCAGTGGAGATTACAGCGTTTATGGTGCCTGAAACATTCGTGTAGCCACTTGAAAAAAGTTCATTGCCGACGATCACGTCAACCCTTGCATTGTGCACCGGATCACCGTGTTCATCTACGACCAAAAAGCATTGTACCACTTTACTATGTGTCGAAACCGTCGTCGAAACCGTCGTCGAAGGCGGCACCTTCTTTTACGGGGACAGTGGTAAGGGTGAATTTGGCTGTACCGCCCTGAGCTTGGTTGGGCTTGAAGTTGACGATGTTGATAAATCCCTTGTACGACACGCTGTTTGAGCAGTTTACCCTTATGGCCTTGTTGGCATTGGCCAAAATGTCCATAAATATAGAGAAATTCAATGGTATTTCAAATTCTATAACTTCGGGCGATATTAGAGCGTCACCATCAAAGCAATTGTGGTCTTGGCTGAAGTCCATCGGTTCCTCTATCTCACAGGTGGTCTCGCAATAGCCTGAACTGTACTGTGATGCCATTTGGTAATTGCCCTCACCTGAAGTGAACTTGATAACGGGAACGTCGTTCTTGTAAAGTGAGCATTTCAGGAACCTTGACCACCTGTGCATGTTCCTAGAGGGGCTTATCATTAGATTGTAGGCCGTCTCTGGGCTTATGAGGTTGTCAACGCTCACGAACAGCTCGTTCCTCTCATTGGTCGTGCCTATCGGATAGGTAACGCCATCGGAAACCACCTGTATACGGTTCAGGCAGATGATGAATATGTCATTGTCCGTCTCATAGTCGGATGTGGTCTGTACGTCGAAAGAATGCCTTCTTGTGAACTCTATCGGGTAACCGCCAGCAATTGCGTCACATGAGATGTCCAATTGTTTGTTAGCGTTCTTGTTAAGAACCGTGTAAGACCGATTGGTATTGAACTCGTCCAGACCGTTCGGTTGTCCCTCGTTGAGCTGCCATTTCTTGTACCCTGATTTGATGTTGCTGTAATAATTGTCTAGGCTGGCCCTTAGCGTGATATTTGAAACATCGTCAAATTGCAGGAAATCGGTGGTATCATAGAAGAACTCCCTAGGCTCAACCCTTACGAACCAATGCCCCTCGGATTCGTCGTACTCGAACCTCATCCCAAGACAGAAAACGGCATCCAACATCTTGTACAATTGGGAGAAGGAGATGTTGATAGGGTAGAGGCTGCCATCCTTCTGTAACATGCTCCTGATGTTTATGCCATTGGTGACTGACACGAACCTTTGGCACCCGGTGGAGTCATAGATCCTTGGCTGTGAGTTGCCAGCACCAAAGTAATTTGACTTGAAGCAATCCTTCTGTCCAGTTATAACCTCGCTTATCTTGGCGAAAGCCTCGTGCACTAAACATACCTTTGATTCGGTTGTCCTATAAATAGTCACTGATTCAAACCTGACAAAGCATGATTCGTCTATGTCTATTTCGAACTCGGACACGCTCGGGCTTCCCGTATTTGTATTGTTGTAATTAGATATCGTTATACCAAGCCAAACAAACGGGGTGGACGCAGGTATTTCAAAAGACCCTTCAAGGTCGAATAAAAACCCATTGGCCCCAGAACCACTCACAAAAGTACCAGTTGTTGGTGCTCCCTTCAATGTAACTATGTTGTCGGAAGTGGTCAGCCCATAGCTAAATAACATACTGTAGTAGTAATTGACCACATCGGCACATCTCTGTACAAACCTGCCTTTTAACTTGTATTTTACTGTTATGTTTGACACAAGCCCACTGTTCATATTCGAGAAAATTGGCTGTGCCACTGAGGCATAGTTTGCCGCCTTTAAGAATATGAACGGTGAAAGCTCATTCGTCTGCTTTAGATCCTGTATGGCATTCTGCTGAAGTGCTAGAAAAACGGCATTGAAAGCATTTGATATGGTGAATGTATCCGAATCGGTATTTGTCAGAAGTAAAGGATTGGCATCAAGCTCACTGTATTGAACTATTGCCTTCGAACCCAAGCTTACTATCTTTTCGTCAAAATCGCTTATTGGCGACCCGTCCAAAGATACTTTCGAGTCCAATGATACAACCGTGTCCATCCGGTTCTTGAATGTCCTGTTGAAATCGCTTTCCTCCAACAGTACGGACACCTCCCCGTTCTTGTACGTGTAATTGGCGCAATTCAGTATCCCGTTTATTATTATCCTCCAAGTGGCCCCATTGTCACATGACATCTTCACCAAAAATGAAAGCCTAGCCTCAATGGCCATTTGCTTGTATTTCAGCTTGATGATATCGGCAGATTTCCCCCAAAATTTAAGCGTCGTTGAATAACTGTTCTCAAACCCGAAGAACTCGTTGGATCTTGACAATATGAACTCCTCCGCATCCCATGAAACGGGTTCCTCCGCATTACCATGTGCATCGATTATCTCCGTACCGTCGATATAGAACTTGTACAGCGTCATTTTGTGATGTAATTGTTGGCTATCTCCGTTCTTGAATATTCAGATTCAATGTAGGCGTGAACACCCTGTTTATCTATCGTCACCGTTACCTGTTTTAGCTTGTCCAGCTTTTTTGACATTGACTTAACTTCATTGACAACCTGTGAATTGTCGTTTACGTACACATTTGAAGGCCTTTGTACGGTATCGTAATTGAGCACAAAGTTGTTCAGAAGATCAGGTGGTATGTGGTGGTTGTGTATGGCAGTTAGTGCCGGGTAGTAATCATGGTTGTCCCTTGCTGTCACCACCCTTTCTCCAACCGAAAGCCTCGCCAAAATGGAATCTGATGTCTCAGTTCCATCCCCAGAAAGCCTCTCTACCCCTGTAGCATACTTTGGGAGTGGCTTGGATTCGGCAAGTGCCAACTGTACCGCCCCTAGCGCACCTACCACTGCCGCCAATGCGAAGTTGGCCGGAGGTGGTGCAGATGCCAATGCCTTTACGACCGCCTCCGCAGTGTATATCCCGATCTGGAAAATGGCAGCATCCTTTTGCGATTGGGCCGCCTCTCGGTTGAGCTTTCTCTGCATCTGGTCATACTTGGCGTTTATGGTAGCCTGCGCCTGCTTGTTGTCGCCAACGCTCTTTAGCTCGTCCTGACGGGCCTGCTCGTTTTGCGTCTGTTCGTTCTGTATCTTGACTTGCTGGTTTGAGAAGTATTGCTGTGAAAGGTTACTGAGTCCTTGGTAAAGCTCCTGTGCGGCCCTTCTGATCGTCTGTTGCTGCAATCTCCTCTTTGCCTCTGCCTCCTTCTCTGCCTTCAACTGAGCGTCAACAAGGTCTAATATCCTCTTGTTCTCGGCATCGTATTCCGCTTGCCTTGCCTTTTCGACGGAAGCCAAGTATTCCTGCTCGATCTCGAACCTAGCCTGATCCTCTTTTGACAAATTGTTGGTATAGGCCTCCTCTTGGCCCCTTAAGTATTCAAGACGCTCCCTATCAAGTTCCTCGAACCTGATGTTGTAGCTTTTGAGCTCGGCCAAGTTCTGCTGGTTATACTTCTTGAACAGGGATACCCTTTTTTCGTTGTAATCGGTCTGGATCGAAAGCTTTTCTGTAACGTCTTTTTGGATCTCCGCTTTTGATTCGTCCGTAGGTGCCGAGTCCGCTTTTTTTGATCTGGCAAGTTCCTCCAACCTGAGTGCGTTCTGCTCCTGAAGTGTTATGATGGCAAGTTGCTTGTTGTATTCCTTGTCGAGGTCTTTTTGGCTAGTTTTGGCAACTTCCTCTTTTTTCTCTGAAATCTTGTTAAGTGCGTCCAGTTGGGCTTGGTCTAGATCTATCAATGCCTGAATACGCACACCATCTTCTCTAAGATTATCGAAATATTCAGGAGGGAAACCGACTAGGCTAGTCTTGAATTTCGCCTTTACATCGTCTAGTAGCTTGCTATTGGCATCCAATGATTGCTGGATCGTTTGCTTGACTGTCGCAACAGCCCTTGTTTGCGCCTCCTGTGCCGTAATGCCAAGTTTTTCGAATGACTTAGCCACCCTGTCAACGGACGATTGAACCGTTTCGGATGCCTTTCCTATCTCGGCCAGATTAAGTTCCTCCTTTACCTGTTTTGCGCCTTTTATGAGCCTTGTTATGGCATCAATCGAGAAATTTACCGCATCTATGAACGAGTTCAACGGGCCGCTTGTGCCCTGCCCAAGTGTCACAAAAAGTTTGTCGAAATTGTCACCAAGATTGGAAAGCCTTCCATTCAGTGTGCTTGATATTGCCGCAGTTGTACCCTGCACTTCTTCTAGCTTCCCAAGACCGACCAAATAGTTCCTGATATCGGATGCGGTGTTTTTTACCACCGTGGACTGTTCCTTAAAAGTGAACGTTACCTGTTCCCCTTCCTTCTTGGCCTTAATCCCGAAATCCTTTAGACGAATGAACTGGTCTTGCTGTGCATCGAGTACAGCCTCTATCAATTGGTCGAATGATTTCCCTGTAAAGTTGGAAAGATCCTGCAATGCCCTAAGCTCATTTACCGTTGGCTTGAACCCTTGGTTGACCAGCTTGATATAACCGGATGTAAGCTCTGAAAGTGAGAAGTTTGAGCGTATCGCCTCCTCCGTCAAAAGGGCCAATTGTGCACGCGCCTCTTTTTGGCTCCCTAGCGAGTTGGTAAGTACCGCTTCATACTTCTGGAACTGGCTGGTAAGCTCGATCACCTTCTTTCCGAACGACACCACGGAATCAAGGGCGAACGCGGCCAATACCGCAGTGCCTACGCTCTTTAGGGTGCCATTTAGATTGTTTAGGTTTTTGTTCGAGTTGTTGGAGCCGTCATCAATTGTCTTGAATGACTTTTGGGCTGAGGAGTTTACGTTGTCGAAATCCGTCTTCAGCTTTTGTTCGCTTGCCGACAGCTTCTTTATGCTGGCATCTGCCGCATCTATCTCGGTACGGTCTACTATGTACCTAATCCTTATGTTCTGGACTGCCATTTGGTACCGCGTCTTTGGTTGGTGCGCACAGTACCGCCCTTTTGGGCTTTTGGTTGTATGGACAGAAGGTAATCATGATATTCCTTAACACTTAGGCGAGAGAATCGTTCCATTTCTTCAAGGCTTCCCTTTGTGATATCAGACTTTGCAACATGTCTTTGTCGCTCCCGTGCTCGGATAACAGCAACAAAAGATCGTTCATGTTCGACATCAGTTCCTTGTTTTGAATTTGGGTATAGAGAAGGGTATTCAAATTTGAGCCATCGAAAGAGGGAAGAAAGTCTTTGATTGGCGTTGCCAAAAAAAAAGCGTCTATATCACGAGATTTTTTCCATCCGGCGATCTTCTTCTCATTGTACTCATGGTCATATCGGTAGCAGTTCTCCTCTTTCGTGAAGTATAGAACCGATGCCAGTTTATAAAGTATCTCCACGTTTGTTATGTGGGTTGAGCGTTGTTGTGCGAAGGTCACGAGATTACCTGCCTTTACGAGGTCTCCTTTATTTAGGGCCGAATGGAGGCCAGCGAACAGCACATCAAGATATTCCTTTGTGATCCTTTGGTTAAGCTGCTCGTAAACGTCCATTGCGGAGAAGGCCCTTTCTGCTGGCATGTTCTGCTCGTTGACAAACGCAAAGTATTCCACTCCCTCATGGACGAACGCCAATTTTACCTCATGCTCGGGACTAACAAGCCATTGGGTCTTGAAAAGGAACGGGAATATATTGACAAATAGTTTTTTCAATCGGTTATCTTTTTGAACATGGACAAAAATATGTGGTTGACCCCAATTCCTAAAAATAATACTAAAATTTCTTGTCTTGACCAGCATTTTACTGGCACTAGGCATAAGAAAAATACAATAAATACCCATGTTGAAGTACAGAAAACACACCCGCCAATTGGTTTAGACCAGTATGCAAAAGAAGGATGCTTCTCTTGCATACTCACAAGGAATTTCCCATACCATCCGAAAATATTGCCATCAAGCATACAGAAATCAATGAATATCCCGAATGATGCCGTAAAAAGGCCCAAAACGGCAATATCAAAAAGTAATCTTATCAATAGTTGTAGTTGCGCTTGATCCACAGGTACATTTTAATTTAACCACTCCGTTATCGATCGACGATACATTCCAATACCTGCCATTATATCTTACCCTTGATCCTATGGATATGGATTGTGTTGTCATCTACCTTTTGGTCTTTTTATTGGCTTTTTAATCCATGGCGACTGTACTTTGGTTCCACTGCCTGTACAAGGCTTACCTCCTCCACATCCTCGTTTTTTCATTTCGAAATATCTATGTAAGTGTTGTCCTGTTTTGGAGTGAAGTAGCTGCACTCAAAGTCTATGGCATCGTATTTGGTGCCATTTGAGTCAGCGAACTGGATCATAGTGCCGTTCTTGATCACCGACACCCTGAAAGTCCCGGCATATTCGTTGAGAAGTGCCTTTGGCATATTGTCTGTATCTATCACCGCATACCCAAGCGAATCGGTCTCTGCATCGAAATAATAGATCCTGTTGTGCTTGTCAACGAAACGGATGGTAACATCGGAGTCGATTGATGATGTCTTTATGTGTATGAAACTGGCGCACGTGGCCACCTTGTTGCACATCCTGTACACTGAAGGACAACAGGCCTCGTTTATGACGACATTGTTCTGTGATGATAGGCTCATATTCGCTTATGCAAATATAGAAAACACTTGGCAATAAAAAAAGCCCACTTTTTGGAGGGCTTAAGTTATCTCGTGCTTCAGTTATCTTGACAGGTAATAGCCAAATGAGGCCCCAATTGAAAGGCTGTTTATCGATGCTCCTTTTATTGCATCAGATAGTCCAAACGAATACTGTGCATTTATCTCCACTTTAAACGAACCCGATATATCAAATCCAATATTGCAGCCTAAAAGTGCGCTGAAAGTTTGGGATGGTGATTTTATGTCGATCTTGGTGTCGCTATTGTCGTTCAAATAGGAGTACTCATACCTCATTTTTGCTGAAATTGGGGTGCTGTAGGCTATCCCTGCATCAAAGCCAAGCTTTATCCCTTTGTCCACAACCATGTACCCTATTTTTACGGGAACCGAAACATACGTGAACGAGTATGAGGTCTTTACCCTTTGCTTTACCTGTTGGTTTTGTGGAGACGAATAACCAAATCCTACCTGCTCGACCTGTGGAGATCCCTGTAAATACAACCTGTTCATGTAGAATCTGTACGTGGCACCAAAGGAATACCCATCATAAGACTGCCTGTCGAACTTGTAAGTGTTGGCCCCGGTGTTGTCGGTTATCGAAGGCTGGTAGGCCGCGCTCCTTGTGTTTGAGATGACATAGGACGTATTGATTGATACGAGATGTTTTGTCTGTGACATTGCGCTGACCGAAATCAATCCGGCCAAGCATGATGCTAGTAACTTTTTCATGGCTATTTTGACGACAAAGGCCCACACGCTGCGAACGACTCACTACAGTTGCCGAACGGCACATGTAAAAAGCATACCTCTCCAAAAGGCTCGTGTGGGTTGTCTTGAATGTTGGGTTTCTTGTTCATTGTAATGGATCGTTCGCAATACAAATAACGTGAAATAAAAATGAAAGTTGCAAGTATGTTCAAAAATAAAGCCGTCCACATAGCGAACGGCCAATTCTTTCACCTAAACCTGAAAGTAGAGCGACAAGAAAAACCATCAAAATGACAATTCGACGTTACCGAACATGGAGACGGCCACACGCCTAGCCTCCCTTAGTTTCCTGTAACGCTCGAAACGCATCAATATTTGCCTTAAAAGTTTCACAACGCAAATATACGGTTTATTTTGTATAGCAACTATACTTTTTATAGTTTCAAGCATCCTTCATCGAGTGGCAGCTTTCACAAAGCCTCAATTCGGTTTGTGTTTTCTTTTTGCCCGACCTTGAAATTACCGAAAACGCCATGGTGTACATGTTGCCGAATATAGGGTCTTTGCACACGGTACACTGGCTTGTATCACCGCTTGACACGTCCCATGACAATTTTAGCTTAGTTGTTACCGACCTGAGCATCATATGACATATCAGTGAACTTGAATTTTCCAAGCTCCAATGTGATAACATTACCGTCGTTTTCAAGAATAATCGCTACCGTTTCGGATGGCCCCTGAGTCCTTGTGCTTTTTAGTCCAAAATCCAAAAACACACCAGTCTCTTGTATTTTTGTCTGGGAGCCGTCGTTTTCACAGAAAGTTGTTTGATAAGTTACCTTTTTACCTTTCATGATTATTTGTTTAAAATATTTGCGATGCCGAGTTTCTTCGGGAAGTCCGAGTGTTCCGAGTTGATGTGGTACCTGAGCGCGTCCAGCCATCCGGATCTCTCGGGGTGTTCTTTTTTGTAAGGATCTAGACTTCCAACGTCGTTTACCTCCACTTGCTCGATGTCAGATATCAGGTTCTTGCATGACTCGTGTATGCGTATATTCCCGTGCTTGAATATGAGGTTGCAAAGTTGGCGGGAGCTTATGTGAGAGGGGTTGGTAGTGGGCACATGAAAGTTATCCCATCCAATTGAAAGCGCGTCCTTGATTATCTCGTAGCTGGTGGTATTGTCGGTTATGTTCCGTGAATGGCTCCCTGAAACGTCACCGTTTACGATGTAGACCTGTGGCCAATTGGCCGGATAATCGGAGATTGCGTCACCCACTGTCATAGGCAGCGTGAAACTTTTTTCGTGATATTCCCTCAATACATAGATTCCGTTTTCATCAAACTGTATCACTAGGCAATACGGGTCATAATTTAGGTCAAACGCAAGGTAGATGTCAAGTTCGCTGTTGTAGTCGTTAGTCGATACGACGTGCTTTCTCCTGTTGTAATCACGGACAAACAACTTGCTGGTATCGACAAGGCCCCATTCGTTGAGCACATAGATCCTGTGCATGTTCTCGTCAAGCGTGACGAGCCTATTGAGCATGTCGATGTAGCCTTGGTCAAGAAATGCATTGTCACTGTAATTGGACTCGATTATGCACGTGGTATCATGGTCTGTATTGTCAAAGAAACGTTTTTTGAGCCAGTGTGAAACGCTCACAGGGTTGAAAGCTCCCGTTATCTGTGGATTGTGGATGTGGTTCCCCCTTAAGCGCAAATCAAGCTGCGTGAAATCTGTCTCGTCCAATTGGTCGAACTCCTCGATGAATATCCTTGTGATCCCAGCTATCGATTTCAGTTTGTCAACGTCGTCGAGTCCTGCCATGATGAACTGGGAGCCGGACGAGAACTCGAACGACATATCCGTCTTGTTGTACTGATAGTCCTTTCCCCTTATGAAGCCACCGTCTGACAGCACCGTCTTTGTGAGCGAAAAGCAGGATTCCCTGAGTGTTCTCGCAACCTTCCTGACAAAGAGCGTTTTTTCCTTGTTCTCGAAAGCCTTCATTACCTCTACCTGTGTGGCACCGAACGACTTCCCGCTTCCAGAACCGCCCTTTAGGACATTGTAACGCTTGGTGGAGCGTCTAAGAACCTCAGTCTTGCGATTGACCTTCATTATCTATTATCTCCCACTTGAAAGGCGTGTCTCCCTTGTTTCCTATGTCCAAGTCTTTTTTCTCCACAAGCCCAATATCCTTTGAGATTATACTGGCACTGAATACCCCAACTACCGCACCCTCAAACTTTTGAGTATATATTATTTCCTCTACGTGCGTGATCACTTCCAAAAAATCTTCCTTTGCAACCTTCCTGAACTCATTCCACCAATGTCTTGAAGCCCTGACATACAGGCAAAGACCCGCCAAAGAGAAGGGCGTTTCTACTTCCCTGTTTACTTCAAAGGCATCTTTACCTACCCAGTCCTTGGTGACCCACTTCCTTGATTCAGTATGTTCAAAATATTCATAGCAAGCTTCCATTAGTAGGTTTGGGTCGGCAAATAATTTATCCCTTCCGTGCTTACTTCGAAGCTTCCAAAAACTATTACCAAGTGGTGCCGCCATTATTGATTGTGTCTAGGCCTGTATTTTGTTTTGATCTTGGACTCTACAGTACTTGAACGTACTAGTAGTTATATCCTCTGTAACGATGTGGCCGCCTTTCAATACCATCTCCAATCCCTCTTTATCCCATTTGCATTTTACGACCGCGTCGCCCCATATGCTGAACTTGTTCGGAAGGAACTCGCTTCCACTTAATTCAATAACTAAGTGGTCGTTGTCTATCTCGAAGGACACGAGGGATTCGTTCTCTATTTCTATGTGCAAATCATATCCCTTGAATTTGCCCCAGATGCTTCTGCGCTCGTTCGTCTCTTCGTAGATCCTTATGGAATGCTCGTCTGTTATATCCGATTTGCTGCTCATTGTCTTTACAGGCCGAAGTATTTACTGGTTTTTTGTGTCACCTTGCCGTTTTCAAGCATGGTGTAAAGCGTTTTCGTGGTCTCTTTGGACTTACCAACCTGTTCACATACCATTTCAAACTCTACTTTATTGTCTGAAATGATGGTTTGTCTCAGTGTGTAGTTTACCCTATCCATGGCCTAAATTTAACCGTAAATTCGCTTTTTGGGCCACTATAGAAATCGTCCGTTTTTGATGAATAATACTCAGAACAATATTGTGTCTCCATTTGAGGGCCTTCCCATACTTTCGGATCTCTAATAGCAACAACGACACATGGGTTTATTAAGCCAATATCTACATTAAGATTTACCTGTCTTCCCATGTATGCAATTTACCGAATTCCCCCCATATACCCAAACTTGGGGGTTATAATGTATACTGGATACCCTTAGTTATAAACTGAGAAATGTATTTTATGAGGCATGCACCCGAATACGAATTTTGTCACGTCATAGAGCCACATGAGCATATTGTAGTCAATGCCCTTGTAAGAAGCCAGTTTATAATGACCGCCACCCATCCATTCGTCCTCCCTGTCCAAAACCAACACATCGCTTCTCCCTGTGCCAGTATTTCAAGGAAAGCGTCTGCACCAGATACCATTTCCAAGTCCTGTTTTGATCCTTGGTATTCAGGTAAATCTACGTACCACCTACCATCTGGATCTTTGTAAAACCTGAAACTTTCCATACATAAAGATACGAAAATATGGGTATTATGGCAAAAAAATAAGCCCTTGTATTTCTACAGGGGCTTTCTGGTTATCATGTGTATTCGCCCTCTATGTGGCAGTAGGTACAAAGATAGTGATTGTCCATTCAATTGCAAACTAGTGGAGTGGCTACCTGAAAAACTTTTTCCTCACTATCCGTGTGTATACGTGGTGGTACTATTGCGAAATCTATTGCGGGTAAAAAACAAAGCCTGTAACTATTTGATTTACAGGCTGATAAAAAGTATCTCGTGTTCGCGTAGGGATTCGAACCTTTGTGCGTTTTAGTGGTTTTAAGGGCATTTTTGAATAAAACTACCACTTTTATATCGGCAATGTCGGCGAAATTAGCGTACTTGCCTTTGTAACTATTGCGAAATCTATTGCGAATTATGGCGAACGTTGCTCTGAACTACAGGAAGGACGAGGTGAGAAAGGACGGGGAGGTGCCCATGTTCGCCACGTTCTCCGTCAACGGCAAGCAAAGGCACCTTAGACTTTCCGAGACCTTCCCATTGGACAAGATCAACGGGCGCGAACTCAGGGCTGGGAAGGACGTTGTGCTCAACGAGAAGGCAAAGAGGATACGCGCCAAGCTTTCGCTCATAGAGATAGAGCTGGAAAAGGGCATGACCTCAAACGTGTCCGACCTGATGGAACACGTAAAAAAAAGGATATCCGAGGAGTCCAATAAAAAGGTACAGGACAAGAAGGTTCCAAAGGTTGACTTCTTCCGGTTGTGGGAGGAATGGGAAACGCACAACAATTCGAGGATATCTCCACAGACAAACCAGCTTATAGCCCACGGCACAAAAAAAAACTATAAAACGGTAAAGGAGCAGCTTAGGGAGTTTTCTGCGTCACATGTGCTTGATATTACATCTTTGGGTAAAGAATTCTATACTGAATTCGCTGATTTCTTACTTGTTGAGAAGGAGCTTGCACCTAATACTTTTGGCCGATATGTCACCATAACAAAGACTTTTCTTGCATGGGCCGACGAGGTACTGGAAGAGAGGGGTATAGACATCTCCAAAAAATACATGCGGTTCAAGACCCCTTCGAAATACAAGGGGGTGCAGCATCTTTCAAGTACCGATCTGGCATTGTTCCAGAACTTCAAGACCGATAAAAAACATCTTAGGACTGCCTGTGACCTGTTTTTGATGATGTGCTACACCGGGCTTTCGGTCGGAGACCTAAAGAGGCTGCGGAACGATTTCGAGTACTCCGAGGAA